GCTACGTCAACAGTGTCATTACCGTTGATTGGCCATTCTAAATACGTATTGGCAGAAATGGTAAGGTCAATGTACCCGACTTGAGAAGGGGAGATTGTCGCGCCAGTAAAAGGTGAAGTATATTCCATGATTAAGAGTCCTGAGAAATAGCTTGACGATCGGCGATACGCAATTTATCTTCATTGGTCAATGCAGTGATTGCTTCGGTGTACTTTTGTTGAAAGATTACACGCTGATCGTTCTTAAGAAACGGCATAGCCTGTAGCAATGTTCCATAAAGCATAGCATTAGGTGCATTGCGTGTAAGCCAATTTGTTTGATTTTCTGAAGATAACGGTTGAATTCGTTCATAATACAATACCTCAAAAGCATAATTCTGATCTGGGGTGGGCGCTACGAGCCAATTATCGTAATCATAATCAGCGTAATAAAGTGGAGTGCTCTCACTAGTGCTGCTCGGAGCATAGTTAATTAGGTATTCATACTTACGCAGGAAAACAGGTTGCTTCTTACCATTTACAGTAATATTGAATGAAGTTGTTTTGCGCCATCTTGCAGGCTTCGGGATAACAGGATTTCCAGCCATCATAACTGATTCGGCAACTTGTTGCTGACCTAATGACTTCATCATCTCCGCGATTTCAAATTCAGCGAGCATGATGAAGTTAGGAATCTGCTCAACAACGGACGCATCTTTACGCTCTAAGTACTGGAGTACGTTAGAAGTCAAATTATCATACGTCATTGCGTAGGCTGGAGTGCTCATATATTATCCTAATAACCGACTAGCATTACCGCGTACAGTGTCAATGCGGGCGAGCCAACCTTTACCGAACGTAGGGAAGGTTGGTAATGATTCATAGAACTCTTTTTTAGCTTCTGAGAATCGAGTGATTAAATCATTTTTGTCCATGACTTCAATATTTTGAAGTGTAACTGGACCAATTGCACCGTCTTCAGGTACGCCGATTGCCTTCTGAAGCACTTTTATCGCCCTGCCAGGACCAGCGTTTACCGCAAAGTCAAACATTAGGTAATCGATTCCTGAAGGTAAATCGTCGCACTTGCATGCGTCCCAGTATTTCTTTTCATAAAGCGGTGCAACGTCATCTTTGTCAAGAGAACGCATTTCCTTCTCACTGGTCGTGCGACCTTTAAACTGTGCCCAAGTAGCCGCTGTAACTCCGAGGTTAGTCATACCTCCTGGATCCTTCGGGTTGTTTACAAATCCACCCTCGGATTCAAGTAGCATGTCAAGGGACTTTTCAAAGTTTTGATTCATTTACTCACCATCAAAGCATTATACTTATTAATAACGTCATTGCGTTCTACTTCGGTATCGGCGCATTGCTTTGCAAAGTTATAAAGAAATTCTGCATTTGGCTCAAGTAATCTGAGTCCTTGACTTGGTATTGGAGCGGGGGCGGGTTGACCGTTTGAAATGTTTGAGTCGCGCAACCCGCGCAGCTGAGCAACAGCATTATCATAGCGAACTTGTAAATCATCTTTGTCCTTTTGAGTTTGTTGGGATATAACCGCTTGGCTCTGCACTATTTCACTTTGAACTTGAACAGCATGCTGAACGGCTTCTAACTTTTCTTTCTCAGAATAATACCCATCAACACGGTGCGTAACAAATACGCTACCGAGGGCTACCGCAATGCAAACGTAAACACTAATTGGAAGGGGGAACATTCGGTTCGGCTCCTGACAATTGTTTACCTGCAACAGAGGCTGCTCCCGCGCCCGAAACAATACCTAATGATTCAGCAATTTCAGTCAGGCTTATAGGATGATTCAAATAAATCTGATACATAGCTGCAATCGCTACTAAAAGAAATCCACCCATCCATGCCCAACGAGCGATATCATGGGTTTGATTATCCTTGCCAGTCAAGAGGTGAGTAAATACTTTGTTCATTTTGAAGTAGTAATAGTGTCAGAACCCTTTGTCACTGTGACTTTATCTCCGTCAACAGTTACGGACATTGGAGGCTCTTTGTCAGCGAGGTGATCTAAGCGTTGAATAAGTTGCTGAATAACAGTGAACTCTGGTTTTTCTTCTTTTTCCGTTGTGCCTGATACTGCATTCATCATATTGATGATAGCCATAATTGCACCGCCTGCCATACCGATTACCGCAGCAATTTTTGCTGAGTCTAGAAATATACTAGCGCCTACGGAAATGAGAATGATTGCAGTTATATAAGCCAGACCGTTTTTACCGATTGACTTCCCTGCTACTTCCTTTGCGGTTTCAAATTGATCGCTCATTTGTCGGCTTTCTGGTCTAACTTTAAAACAATTTTGTCTAGCGCAGCTTCTATTCTTGAGAGCCGCGCATCAAGGTCGCGTTGCTTAACATATTCATTGGGAAGCATCACCTCAATCTTTTTCATATCCCGAGCTAATTCAGTTTGAGCGTCACTTACTGCTTTTTGACTAGCTGAAATGCTTTTTGTCCACCAACCAATAATTGCACTGATGAACATATAAAAAAGAGTTAAGGCTGCAATGATAGCTTCCCAAGACATTTCTTTACTCCGCGGTTGCTGGCTCTTCAGCCACTGGTGCTTCTGGGGCTGCTTCTTCAACTACTGGAGCAGCTTCTACTTCCGCTACTGGAGTCTCTACTGCAAATGCTTCTACCGCTGGTTGACCGATTGTGAGTTCACCGTTCGGAGCGATTGGAGCAGGAGCAGCTACAACAGCTGGAGCTGGCTCAGAGTATTTGCTTTTGACATGAGCGATGAACTTTTGAATTTCTTCCTTCGCTTTTGTTTCAAAAGACTCTAAGTGAGCCTCTAATTCATTTAGAAAATTCATGATTTGTCCTTATTGGGCGGGTGCTTCAACAGGTTCTGCAGCTGGTGCTTCTACAGGTGCAGGAGCACCTTGATCAGCAGCTTGCTGTTGAATCGCATTGATTAAACCAGCAACTTCAACAAAAGGGCGTGAGCCGAGGTATTGAAGAATACCGTTTACTAAGTCAGTTGATAGAGTAAGTTTGTCCATTTTTTAAGTCCTAAAAAATTTGCCAGCAAGGTGGGCTGCTGGCTTGCCCTAAAATTATGCAGCGGGTGTTGCCCAAGGCAATGGGGTGTTGCTTGGTGAAATGGGCGGTGTCACCATTGATGCAATTTGTCCGTCAATGTTAGCATAGTAGTTAGCTTGATTGTCGGTAGCTTCATTAATCCAGCCAATCACTTCAGCTTGGGTAAGTTGGTCAAAAGGAATAATAGTCTGACCTTGTTCTGGCGTGAATTGACAATTACCTTGAATAGAAGCTGTGTGAGTGCCATCTGTGCCAGTTACTTCGAATATTGCGTTTACTACATATCCTGCTGGATTAGGAATAGTGTAAAGATTTGTTACGGTAGTTGTGTATGTATTTGCCATTTTTATGCTCCTAATTTAGCTTCTAATGCGGTTACTTTTGCGTTAAGTTCTTGGATTGCTTTTACTAAAGTTGGAATTAAGTCTTGTGAGCGCAAACCAAGATATTCTGTTTGGTCATTTTTATTTATTTCAAAATGAGTTATAAGGTCAGGCAATACTTCTTGAACTTCTTGTGCAATAAATCCAACAGCATTTTTTCTGTCTTCACCTTTGCCGTCAATCCAGTCAAATCTGCGTGGTTTTAATGCCAATATAGCATCAAGTCCAACATCAATATCTTTGACATTTTCTTTAAATCGTTTGTCAGAAATAGAAGTAATAGAAGTGCTGGTTGAATAAATTGCGCCACTATCTATTACATACATTTTGTATGCAGAATTAGTTTGGTTGTAGCAACCAAAAAACTTATATGTTCCATTTGTTGTGGTTGCTGAAGCCACAAACTCTACTAGGTCATTTGATTGAGATGTGTTTGTTGATACAGCTTGAAACACATTAGCATTAGTTGATTGAGTTGCATTTAATTTTTCAGAACCTCTAGTTGCAGTTGCGCCAACAATTAAGTTGCCATTATTATCAAACACGCCCCTAGGATTACCATCACCATCAGATAACACAATGTAGTTACTTGCTGTACGGATGTCTAGACCGCCTTGATTGCCTGAATAAGCACCAAGAATGGTGTTTTTTGTTCCTGTGGTTACAGCAGAACCAGCACCATAAGAAGCTCCTAAAACACCACTACCAACAAATGTATTTTGGCTTCCTGTTGTTAAAGCATTACCAGAACCAAATCCAACTAAAGTATTGTTTCCTCCAGTTGGAGTTTGACCAGCATAAGCACCAACAATGGTATTTCCACCTGTAGTTGCAGCATATCCAGCAACATAACCAATAAACACATTTGAAGGTGTATTTGCACTATAACCAGCTTGATAACCTACTGCGGTGTTGTTAGATGCGGTGGTGTTGGAATTAAGAGCACCATAACCTAAAGCGGCATTATAAGAACCAGTAGTGTTTGCACCCAATGCAACAGTTCCTACTGCTGTATTAAAAGAGGCTGTTGTATTTGCATACAACGCTTGCCTACCAACTGCTGTATTGTAAGAACCTGTAGTGTTTAATTGCAGTGCAGTTCCACCAACTGCCACATTGTATGTGCCTGTTGTATTAGCGTTAGAAGCAAGATAACCAATTGCTGTGTTATCTGCTGCAGTATTGCTATATAAGGATTGATAACCTATTGCAGTTAAATAAGCGCCTGTGCTATTTGTATACCCAGCTTGATAACCAACTGCGGTGTTGTAAGATGCGGTGGTGTTTGAATATAAAGCAGCTTGCCCAATGGCTGTATTCGCAGAACCAGTAGTGTTAGCACCTAAAGCACCAACAGAAACACCACTTACACCTGAACCAATAGCTGTGTTATTAGAGCCAGTAGTATTGTTTACAAGGGATGTAAAACCAATAGCAATATTAGAAGCACCTGAAGTGTTGGACTTAGCAGCTTCTTTACCAATAAACACATTTCCTGAAGCGGTATTTGCTGTACCAGCAAAAGCACCACCAAAGAAATTATCTGTTCCTGTTACATTGGCATACCCAGCTTGATAACCTACTGCTGTGTTATTAGATGCGGTGGTGTTAAACCTTAAAGCGGAATCACCAAGCACAGTATTAAAAGAACCAGTAGTTATAGCTGAACCAGCACCATTACCAACAACAGAATTATTTGTTCCAGTTGTAATAAGATTTAAAGCAAAATTACCAACTCCAGTATTTTGACCACCTGATACTGTTGCGCCAGCCATAACACCACGACCAATAGCAGTATTGGAATCACTTGTAGAAATTCCATAGCCAGCTTGATAACCAATAGCTGTGTTGTATCCACCAGTTGAATTGTATAAAGCCTGATAACCAAAAGCTGCACTTTGTGGCCCAGTAGAATTTGATGTAAAAGCACCATTACCTATTGCAGTATTTGTGCTTACACTACCACCACCCTTACCAACAGTAAGACCTGATATAGAAGCATCATTAGCTAATGTTAAG